ATATAACCTGAATATCGAGCAGTGGACGGACCGAGAATTAGTGGAAACCATCGAAGCCGCAGCGGTACGTGAAGCCGATTTACTGGTAATCACGCCGAGTGCGGGCGATAAGCCAATCTTCTTTACCACTGAAGTAGGTAGAACGATTTTCCAATTCAAGTCATTCATGCTGGCAGCCACAAACCGACTGACGCTGCCTATCACCCAAGAGGGCGGAGCACGTCCTTGGGTCGAAATTCTTACACACGTCGGATTAGGGATGGGGGTGTATGCGCTCAAACAGAAAATCGCGGACCGTGAAATCTCAGACGACCCGACGTTGCTGGTGGCTGAGGCGGTCGAAAACACAGGTCTTGCGGGGTATGGTGTGGAATTCGCCAAGATGGGCGCTACGCTCACTGGTTATAGCCCACTGGAATCCGAGGACAATTATCAATCACACGCTAGCCTTACTGGTATTCTTGGCCCGACTGCTGCGGCGGCTGAATCAGCGCTGCGCATCCCGAATAGTAATAACTCGGGGGAAGCACGAGCCAAAGCGATAAGGAAACTCATGCCGATGCAGAATCATTTCATTCTGCGTAGCGGTTATGACAAAATTGAAGAAGACCTCGCTCGTTTATTGGGTGCGGGGTCAAAAAATCCTAAGTTCTAGGAGGTCTAATTGGGTGACAGTAACCTAGTATTCTGGCTTTTGGGGGCATTGTTGACTATGGTCGTGCTATTATCCAGATACATTTTAGGCAGGTTTTCTGCTTTAGAATCACAGGTAGCTAAGGACCGAGCAGACTTAATCAAGCATCAAGACATTGAGCGCTATATGAAACCATTGGAGACTCAAATAGCGCAGATGAATGCTAGACTAGACAAATTACTTGACATGCAAATCGCAGCCATCAAAGAGGGCAATAAAAAATGACCGTATCAGTATCAACCAATAGGAACGAATTCACGGGCAACGGTTCTCTCGTTGCCTTTGACTATACGTTCGTTGCCTATTCTGACGACAGCGTTAAGGTCGAAATCGAGGAAGTGGAGCAGACCACAGGCTTTACTGTGGTCCGTAATCCCAACAGCATCGGGGGTCGAGTAACGTTCTCGGCCGCACCCGCCGACGGCGCTAGAATCGTAATCCGCCGCGAAATTCCGCTAACGCAATCACTCGATTTAGTTCGTTTCGGCCGATTCCCAGCGGAAAGCATCGAACGCGCGCTGGACGAGGGCGTAATGGTCGACCAACAACTACTTGAGCGAATCAACAATGAGCGCGATTTCGTGGAATCCGAGGTCGCAAGAATCCTAGGCAAAGTGCTGAATCGGACCGATGGTCCGAACAACATGGAGCAGGATATCCTGATGAGCGGCAATCGCATTCGCCAGTTGGCCGAAGCCCAAACGGCAACGGACGCCGTGAACCTCCAACAGTTAGTACGTCTATTGGAGACCGCAGGCAGCAACGTCCTACTGACGTACGAAGCCGACGGCGTGCCTAATGTCAATGAGTACTCAAAGGGCCAAGAATGGATTATTGTAGACCTTAAAGAGTATTACACTCTACAAGAGGGTTACTGGGTAGAAGACGGGCAGACTGGCGACGACGTAGATATCACTGCTGCTAGTTATCTTACACTAGCTCAGGCTCAAGCGAGTGACCTTGAGGTTGGACAGCGCGTAATCGTAACCGACTTGTACAATGCAGAGTTTCAAGTTGTAAACCGAGTACCTGCTGACAATTTGGTGTTTTACGACATGACAAACGGCAACACTTTACAATTACGCCCGTTCGGTCATGAAATAAAACTAGAGTGGCTAGGCGCTACTGGCAGCATTCTACAAAACTTAGATACTATATTTATTAGAGCTATTGAATTGTTACGAGCCAACCCATCTCAAATACAAGAGGGTATAGGTGCAGGGTCGCCTTTAATAACAGCGTACTCAAGCGGTACTATTTCTCTCGGTAGAGGTGTTTACGCAGTTAGTCCAGAAGTTCTAGACATAACACAGGACGTTGGTTTAACTATCAAAGGTCAAGGATATTCGGGAAGTCAAAACTTCAAACGAGGCGCTACTACTCTATTAATAGACGGAGCTAGTACAACATTCGGTATACGTTCGAAAGGTAATGGTGGCCGTAACTTTAAGCTGGAGAACTTAGACATATGTTATAGTAATCCGTCATTCACTGGTAGACTCATAGATAACTTCGATGCAGTTGGTTTTAGTGCTGAGAATGTGTACATAGGTTGTTTCGGAGTTACTGCGCAAGACAGACTATTCACAGCAGCCTCTCTAATTGGTTACACCTACGCTGAATTCGGCAACTTAAAAAATGTCGTGCTAAACGGTGCGGTTAACTTTATTGTCTTTGACAATAGCCGTGACATAGAGGGGAATACATTCGGGTGTAGTTCTATGGACTTTGAAAACGTAACCATGTATGACTGCACTGGCACAATGATATCCAATGACGGAACAAGAACTATTATAGGGCTGAAGCTTGATAACGTAGTCGGTAACCCGATAACCACAAGCTGTGTCCGTGTTTTAGATTTAGATAACATAGACGGATTAACGCTATCTAATTTCACGGGTGCGCCGTCAACTGCTGCAACTGGTAGTGTTACTGAGTGGGTTAAGCTAAACAACTGTACGGGGTCGATAGATAATAGCGAGTTCGGGGCACTTGCAAAAGCGGGAACTATCAACGGCGACTTAACGATAACAGGTAACAAGTTCGGAGGGACTGACGGACTCACCGTTACTGGTGGGAATATCTCAGGCGGAGGTAATGAGTTCCGTACAGGTACGCATGGTTGGTTATTCGCGCCGTCAAGTCAGCTTGTTATAGACTTAGGTGCAGATAGGTTTGAGAGTGGTGTAACATCAAGTTACTACCTCCCAACAGATACCACGCTGGTATCAGGTAAGATAATGTATTCTTGGGAAAGAGATAATTCCACGAGTAAGTTTGAAATAAATAGTGCTAGAGTCCGAGTAGACAATGCAGGCAAAATATCTACGGTTAACTTGGCAAGCTCGACAACGCCATTTGTTGAGTCTGGTAACATCCAACTTGTGGGAGGGTTGACTCAGAACATGTCAGTAACACTTGCAGCACCGAGATATTGCACAGGCTATGCGTATAGTAAGCTTTTGGATAATCCTTATACACTTACTATTACAGCCCCAGCAGGAAAGAACTTTTTGTGTGGAGAAAATGGAGCGAAGACTCAAGCGGTGGCTACCAATGTTGGTAGCTTTATAGAGTTTGAATCTGTGAATGCAGACACATATATAGTTACGTCGCTACATGGCGACTGGACATTTAGCTAGGAAATTAATTATGAGCACATACACAAATCCAGCATTAAACGAAATAAGAACCATTAACGGTACACGTGTGCAGTGGGATGGTACAAAGTGGAAGAACCTGACGCATGGGAATCATGGACGCAGGATTGAAGAACTAGAAGACCATGCGGTGTTGCACTATACGCTAGCAGAAGCGCAAGAGAGTCTCCCTCAGGTCGGGAAGTACGTTAGACTGACCGACAGAGGCGGTCTCTGGAAAGTACAACCTGTTAGTCTAGTGGCAGACGGCTTTAGTATTATCGGCCTACCCAACGGCACGTCACTTGAATATGTGATAGAGAACGACGTTCAAGCTAAACATTTAGGTGTGGTAGGGGATGGAGTAAATGACGACTCTGACGCTTACCAAGCGGCGGTTGTTTTAGCTCAAGCTAACAAAGTAGATTTGTGGCTACCTAATAACTCGACAATGCGTATAACAAAGACCATTACTTACATCGACGGCTTAGCCTTTAACGTGAGAGGACACGGCGAGTATAACTCACAGATAACGCACGAGCCTAGTGGGGACAATGTTGTTATGCACGAACTCCACCCAAGGAACTCAAGAGTACGTTTCCACGGAATACACTTCAAGTGTGAGGGAGCATTCAAAGGTAAAGGCATCTGCGCAAGAAGTCGTGATAATCGACCAGACCTAGACGGTATTTCAAACTATCAGAACGGCTTCTTCGAGTGCCGTATATCTGACTTCAATATAGCTTGGGAGATTTCTGGCGGTGATGTTAACGACGGCAATACAATGGCGTTTTGCTCAGAGTTTGTCATGTTCCACAGTCGTGTTCGTAACTGTCGTACATTCTTACTGCAGAGAAATATCCAAGCCGTAGATTTCACTATGATCGCAACCGATGTTGAGAATGATGATGCTGGTGAGCAATATACATTCATCCGTGATGAAGTAGGTGGTGAGTACAAGATATACGGTGGTTCATTTGTCGGTAAAGGGTTGTTACTTGATGGTGTGCAATCGGGTTCCAGTACTTCACTATGGCAAGCGTCTAAACTTGTGTTCAGTGAAACTAGATTCGAGCTACGTGATGGTCATATAGGCAATCTAGTAAGACTTCCACAAGCTGCTTTCCAGACAGAAGCTTTAGTGCAATTCGACAACTGTCAGTTCTTATGCTTCACACAACATCTAAACCTCTTGGAGTACGCTGGGCGTGTAAGTGTGATAGTTAATAACTGTAACACCTTGTCTGGTACGCTTACTGTTAGAGAGTCGCCAACGCTTAACGTCTCTGCGACATTTAGCGGAAGCAACGGCTGGCAATCACTAGGTTCAGTGTCAATCAAAGATAGTCCAAATGTATTCTATGAGAAAAGAATAGATAGTGCTTTCGGTACTTACAATGAGTCGGCAACAACCCCAGTAACTATCGAGAACAGAGTCGGGCAAGCGGCTGGTAATGTCATCGTAGATGCACAAGGTTGGCAGAAGTTGAGAAGCCCAACAATCCAGCAGCGTGGTGCTGGTATGACAATAGGCTTAGAGCGCCCTGTGTTGTACAACGTAGACAGCCCTAACAGCGGATTCACTTCAGCTAAGATTACCGTGCCGTACTTAGCTACTCCAACTAAGTTTGTGTTATTCAGACATTCAAGTAACAGAGGTATTGCGCAAGAGATTAAGCTATACTTAGTTAAAGATAATGCGGATTGGGCAAACCCTGCATCATTCGATAAAGCTACTGATGCAATTGAAATAGCAACAACTGGAGCTTTAACAACTAGAACAGGTTATATGGAGTTTGAAATTAACTTCACGGATGCGTACTTGACAGGCGCTGGTGCTGGTTATTTCCAATCTGGACTAGGCAATTGGGAAGAAGGCAGATTGTTTATCGAAGCAAGCACAGGTTCTTGGGCAGGTTTCGCTGGCGTCAAGGTTATCTAACATGCTTTGATCGAGTAACAGGCCACTAAGAACTCTTAACGAAAAGCCCCTTAATCGGGGCTTTGTTTTATGCGCGGAGTCTGTCGGAGAGGCGTTTGGCTCGATGGCCGACCTGTTGATACCACAGGGAACGGCCAGTGCCAGTAGAGTCGCGGAGCATTTCGTCTGCGGCCTTTTCGTACTGGTGGTTTTTGATAAATGCCAATGTTTTCTTGAACCCGCTCAATCGCGGCACACCCATGTTGTACGCCATGTTCAGCAGTACCGTTTTCACACCCAATGGCATATGGTCGAACCACGGCCAAGTGCGGTCCATTTCCATGTAAACATCGACTGCTGATTGGCGCAGTAATTGGACTGCGTGTTCTTGGCTGATTCGCCATATCGGCCTAATTTCGATATCACCCACATACGCGACACAAGTACCATAACCGATAGTGAGATAACCCTCGGTGTCGACGTACGCAATCTCGCTGAATCCCTCGTCTATTTTAAGTTGGCCGAGTTCAGCACCAACTATCTGCGCGGCACTCATGACCCAGCTCCCGCAGGAGCGAGGGGAGCGGCAGCAGGAGGCTGGTTTGCGGAATTGCGCTGCTTCACTCGGTCCGCCGTTAGTGTGGCGTACCCTGCGATGTCGCGCCAGTGGTCTTCGTGCCAAGTGTCGCCAGTGGCGATTCGACCCAGTTTGTGGCAAATCATGTCGATGGTTTCTCTTTGATACGGCGTCATGTTTGCCGCGCGATTGGTCGAGTACATCGTCTCTTTCAGCGATTGGATGATATCGCACATCAGACCGTAATCGCCGTTTTGCTGGCCGCGTTGTTCAAGGATATTATCTAAATCGTTCATTTTCTTAGCTCCTGTACTAGTTCGTCTTGCGGAATTCTCTTCGTCCATTCTTTTTGGCTTTGCATCGCCCAATGCAACACATTCTGGCTGTGATTCAAGGCATCCAGCTTCTCTTCGCTGTCTACGTTTATTAAGGTGTATGTACATTCTTCGCCCCCGTACTTGAGCAGCAGAAAGACCTTGCCCCCTTTGCGGATTCTTGCTCGAATCCACGCGACCTGCGTCTTTCTCAGTTCCCATGGCTTTCTGGGCGCGCCGTATTTCAGCTCAACCCAAATGTCGCGGCCCGTTTCTTTATCGAAAAAATTGGTATCTGGGACGCCTGCTGCAGTAGCGCCCGACTCCAATTGGCTGATGTGGCCGAACGGCTTCAACAGTCCAGCCGCGTATTTGCGTAGTGTCTTTTCTCCGCTCATTTGTCTATCCCTAGCTCTCTGATTAGAGCGTAAATAACCGCTGCCTCGTCTTCGTTTAGCTGGACCATTAGATTGCTCAGACGTTGACGTACGTCCTCCACTACGTCTGGTCGGTTGATGTGTCTCGCATGGATGAACCATAGAGCCTCCACTTTGTCTGCTACTTGAACGATACGCGGAATGAGGATTGAATTTACCGTCTTTTCGCGCTTGGCTGTCGACGGCGTATCGCCATCCATAATTTCGTGCTGGTCGTGCAGTAGCGCCGATTCAACTACGGTAGACGTATCTTGGGCGTTTAGGCCCAGACGCTGGGCAATCCAACGGGCGATAATCGCCACGTTGAATTGGTGCTCGGCCAGATTTTGCTGGCGCGTTGTCTCGACGATGTGCCAACGCGTGACGCCTGCTGCTAGTAATTGGGTGTTGATGTTCATTTGCGACTCCTATACGCGTTAAGTTGTTGTTGTACCAAGGCCAATAGGAAGTTTTGGACATCTGCCGCCTCCTCAATGATGTGCATTATATTGTCGGCGTCCGTCGCCGCATCAAGTTCATTCACTTCATCTCTGATGCATTTCAACAGTCGGCTGACATGGACGTCTTCGATGTTGCCCTTATGGGCGTTCATCACCATTTTCGCCTCGGCCATCTTGTTGATGATGGCCTGTGCTTCTGAATAATCGCCCATTAGAAACGCTCCTTTACATCTAGTTTAGTAGCGCCGTGGCCTAGGTACTTGACCAGTGGCTTGCCATCGTTAGCGCAGCGGTTCTCTACTTCAATGGCGTTCACGATGTCCATGTAGGTCTCAGTGTAGTTGCAGAAGTTCAAGAATATCTCGTCAGGCTGGCAGTGCGCCAGTGCCTCTGCGATTTGCTGGCGGCTGAATGAGAAAATACGGCGTACTCGGCCCGTAACAGTGGTTGTCTCAGGCTTCTGGCCAACGTCCGCCCACTGCAGTTCTTTTTGGTCTGGGTAGTAGTCGCCGCTATAGCCATCCGCCGTACTGCCAACGCGGATTGGATGGCAACGTGCCGTACCGATGACCTTGCGTAGCATCTTGTGTGGAATGCCCATGTCGGCTAGGAATCGAGCAGGCGTACAATCACGACTAGTGCAGAACGGCCAGAATCGGCCATTGAGCGATAGGCTGTAGCCCTGCGCGCCCTCGGCCAATACGTGTTCCGCCGCGTAAAGCACGTTCATGTACTCTTGGTGGGTAACTACTCGGACCGTAACGCCAGCGACATCAAACGACTCAGGCAGTGCGTCGCGCGCTAAGATTGGCTTGCTGCCGTCGCGCTCCATCTTCTCCATTAGCGCAGCACCTGAGCCCTGCATGGTCGACGAAATACCCGATAGTTTAGCGCGTTCTTCCTCGCTGTGACGGGGGGCTAGCACCCCCGTGTTCTCATGGACGAGAACGTCCGCGCTAGCTAAACAGTCGGCTGATTCCGTGATTTCTTTTTTCAATCGTTCAGGGTCGAACACCGCACCTGCGCCGATTAGTACATACTTCAATTTCGGCGATACGATACCGTTAGGCAGGACTTTGTGAATCCAAGTACGGCCCTCGGCGTTGATGTAGGTGTGGCCCGCGTTCGGCATGTTGGCCGTTACTACTACATCTGGTTGGTTTTTCTCAGCTAGGTAGCCCGCGATTAGGCCTTTGCCTGTTGAACCGAACTGTAAATCGATGATTAAGTCTACTTTTTTCATTTTGCTCTCGCTTCTGTTGGTTGATAAGTTCATTATAGCATCCTGTGGCGGTCCTGTCAACCGCCTATTGTGATTCTACTTCACGTAATTCATAACAGCTTTTATGGCCTGTTCGTGTTCTGGGATAACAAAACAACGCTTGCGGCCGCCCGCTTTGCGAATCACGTCCTTAGCTTTAGGCATCTTTTCATCGAGGCCCAATTTATTCATCTTCTTATAGAATAGGTCTTTGCCCGTCACTTGATGTGATGGTATCCGTTTCTCGGCGCACCATCTGTCGTAGGCGTCATATAAGTCGGGCTTGATGACCAGTGACGGCCAGCCTTGCTCGGTCGAGTCGTTTTCTAGGCACGACACTTCCACCGCACCGCGCTCGATGCAGGTCTGCCACCAATCGTACACGGAATCACGAACCGAGTCACTATACATGGCACGTTGCATGGCGAGCGATTCTGTCTCAGGCGCGCGCTTCAAGTTGGACGTGATTTTACGCTGCAATAGGTCGTACATCATGGCTTCTATCCCGCCGTTGTCCATTTCCTCGTAGATGGCATCGAACCAATCAGGATTCTTGCAGTGGGTCGGCGCTACTTCAAGCACAAACCAACGGCGAGATTCTGGGCCTGCTGGTATAAACCATGCTTCGTTAGACGCGATACACAAGTGGACGCAGTTGCGACTACGCTGGGCATCGACGCCCTTTCGCTCGGTCATTAACATTGATTCTGTTACCATGGCTTTCAACGCGCCCGCAGTCTTCTTACTGCCGCCATACACCAATTCATCCGCAAATACCAATAGTGCGTCTTGCAGGTGGCCGTTGAATTCGCCAGTTAGGTGCTTTTCATGGACTAAGTGTTTGTAGTGGCGGCCCATTGTGCGGCCCAAGGCTTCGACTAGCGTACCCTTACCGCAGCCCTCTAGGCCGTGCATTACTAGAGCGCAGCCCTTGGGATTCGCTGGGTCTTGGAACAAATCGGCCATCCAGTCCAGTACCCACGTGTAGTGCTCTTTCTTGCCACTGCACACGACCTGTTCGATGTGGGCGCGCAGCTTCGACCAATCGCCTTGCTTCGGTTGTTTGGCCCAGCCACGCCACAAATTCATGGCCAGCCCGTTAGGTGTGTCGAATTCAGCAGGTTTTGATGGGTCGAAGTCTATCCCGCCCATGAAATCCTTGCGTCGCTCGTCGCCCATCCACATGGTGGCTTTGCTGACCATCTTGGGTTGGCCTTGCGCCCCCGTCACCATGATTTTGTTGTTCATGCACATGACCTTGAAATCTTCCATCGATAGGAGGGTCAAATCTCGGTCAGGGTCTTTGTTAATGGCATTCGCCATGATTCGAATCTTGCCGCCGACCAGAACTACACCGTACTCTTTATTCATTTCTTCGATGATTTGGCTGTACTCGTCCTCGGCCTCGGCCATTTCTTGGCGCAGGGCTTCATCTGCAATTTGCGGGGTCGGAATCCAGCCACCCATCTTGGCGAAGTGAATCAACGACCCGACACGCACTGGCCCATATGGCTTGAATCCAGCCCAGCGCTTGTGGCACTCGCCGTCTTCGTATTTTTCGCCCCCACGCGACCAAGCATCCCACAATCGCAAACCGTCCTCGGGGTGTTGGCTGTGAATTGCCATGCCGATGTTCAACCATTCGTCATAAGTCAGGCTATTGGGGTCTATTTTGACCAACATATCCCAAATTTGACGTTTGGTGAACTTAGTCTCAAGCTCGGCATCAGTCACATTTTCATTGCCGTAGTCTTCGTCAGGTACGTCCCATGGCGTACCCATCAACTCGACCAAAAAATCAGGGCATTCAGGCACGTCCCCTATGGTCTCCCATTGGTAGGCGTTCCCGTCTATCTCACTCGGCCAAGCGACGATGTGTGATGAACACCTGCCCTTCCCGCCTCGGGTATCGACGCCGCGCCCGATTTTGTCAGTGGACGACGTGCCGCCGTTGAACCAACGGAAGACGCGATGGTACGACCCGCTTGCCGTGCGTTGGACCAATCCGCCGATAGGCCCATGGTCCTCTTCTATAGCATCGATGGCCACTCGGCCGTCTTTGTCTTGCTTCACGTCCACATCGACGACGAAAATGCCGTTCTCAGCACCGCAGGCAAGGCCGATGTTCCAGCCTCGGAATTTGCCTTCAGGACCATACCAACGTTCGATTGTATCCAAGTTGGTGGTCGCGTTACTATACGACACGCGCATTGCCGACGGCGGTATTGCTTTTTGGTTTCGGCGAATCGGAATGACGTAAAACCCTTGACGTGCGTACATTACGGCGGCGGCATGTACCCGCTCCGCAAAATCGTCAATCTCGATTATCTCTTTTATTTCTTCATATTGCAGCTGCACTTTATTTCTCCTGTCCGCACTTAGCTTGCCACCAATTGTCCCCCGCGCCATCCAAATCCAGAATCAATGGGACTCGCATCCCGATGTCGCTAACATCTTCGATTGCTTCTTTGACTCGGGCGAAGTGGGGTCTCCAATTCTCAGGAGTGGCGAGGCTGTAACTATCGTGGGTGTTTAGAATAAGGTGTCCGTCGTTGCCCAGAGCCTCTTCAATTCTGCGCCAATTACGCTTGTTGAAGTCCGCCGACGTGGCCTGTATCAACAGTCCAGACGCTTTGTAAGATTTGAATTTATACGGGAATCGGAGTCTGCGCCCCATTTTGGTTTTTATGTATCCCCTTTCTTCCGCCACCATTTTACATCGAGTGGCCAGAGTCTTAACGCCCTGTATTTGGCTATGGTAGTTATTGATTACGCTCATAGCGTTAGGGCCAGCTTTCTTATAGCGGACCAATTTGCCCTCTTTGTCGGTGAACTCGGCCCACTCCCAATCCATGCCCATAGTCTCGGCAGTCGTACCGTTACCTTGGTTGAAAATCATCGATAGGTTGAGCTGCTTTGCGTTCGCTTGGCCACTATACGTCGCGTTGCGAGGCAGATTAGTCATGTCGCCCACCCACTGGTGGAAGTCCATCGATGGGTTTTTAGCGTACGCTTGGACTAGCGTGTCGTTATATGCGGCCACTAAGTGAGCGAACACGCGCACTTCGAACGATGCTAAATCTGGCTCTACCCACTTCATCCCTTGTGGCGGGAGAAAGCAAGGCTTAACGATTGAAGCGACCTGCTTATTACGGGCAGGGATTTGTTGCAACGCGGGTCCAGTATACGAGAGGCGACCAGTGCCAGTACCGCCGTCCTCGCCTTTGCACTGGTTGATATTAGGGTATACCTTTCCGTTGACTTCATGTTTAAGTATGTGCGAGCCAAGGAATGTATCTCTCGTCTTAATGAGGGAGCGGATATCCACAATGATGCGAGCCTCAGGTAGGCTGATGTCTCGAAGTGCATTGCCTCCAAAAGAGGCCGCGCCTGACTTGGTTGACTGTAATGGAGTGCCATCTTTAGCGACCCATCCGTTGTCGGTCTCGGTTGGAGCGAAAAGCTCTCTAATCTGTGGCGTAGAGTTGACATTGACTTCTTTCCCCGCTAGCTTGTTAAGTTCGGCCTGTTTCTGGTCGATGATTTCGGTTAACTTAGGCATCGCACGTTCGGTTTCTTCCACGTCAACGTCAACGCCCCTCATTTCGGCCCTGATAAGCCTAGGCATGGTGTCGCGCTCAAACGCCACGATTTGCTGCAGGCCGTCTTCCCAGATTATCTCCTGTTGGCGCGCATGCAGCTGGTACGTAACTCGGGTATCCTGCTTGGCGTACGGCTCGACGATATGGCGCGGCAGCTCAGCAATGCGGGACATGATTTGGTTTTTGGTCATCTTCGGCTTGCCGAAGTGTTCGCGCGCCTTGTCGTAAAAGCTATGGTCCTTGGTCAGGCCTAGGTATTTCTGGGCCAGATAATCCAATGAATAATCGCCAGCTTTGCCGCGCGTCCAAGGGAAAACCGTGGACTCATGTTCGTTGATTAGGCAAGCGTTAACGCAGGTGCACACTAATTTTTCCAGTGGGATGCTGATTCCCGCTACTTTGCACATCTTCGCATCGAACGACGCATTGTGGCAAGCGATGTCGCCCTTGTAGTCGTTCAATAGACGTTGCAGCTCGGCTACCATGTGTGGCTCGTCGCGCAAGTCCCAATAGTAATCGTGGTCGCGGGTCGAAATCGACACACCAAAGGCTTTGTTGCGCGGGTAGTATAGGCCATCGCCCTCGGTATCAAGGCTGATGAACGGTTCGCGCTCTAGGTTTGGGATTGGACTGTACATTTATCTCTCGCTATCTCTATCTAACATTAAAATGGCAAGTCGTCGTCGAAATCAATCGGCTCTTGGTTCAGCTGCCCCGACTGCTGCGGTCTTTCCTCTTTAGGGTTGAATGCTAGTGACATGTACTTCTTGCCAGCTTTCGAGACTTTGGTCCACGTGCTGACCCAAAAGTTTGCTTTCGCTCCGCAGTGCGGACACTGGATACAGGCGCTGCCTTTCGCGTTAGGTGAGTTAGGCCCTGTTCTATTCTCATTCGGGAAAACTGCCCCGTCGTTCGTGTTATCGTAGTTGTTAGCCATTATTGCCTCCAATGAAAAAGGGCCTTTCGGCCCTCGGTCTCTCAGTTATGGGAATTAAAATTCGTCTTCGTAATCTTCAGCATCAGGCTTAGCCTGATTGCCTGCACTGGCCGCATTGCCGCGTGTCTCGGTGCGGTCAACCGAGCGCATGCCCGAGTTAATCGCCTCGTACACTGACTTCGCGTGTTCGTACTCGGCTTCGCTGCCAACGAATCCCACTGGATTGATTTTCCAGTTGTAGTATTCTTGGCCAGCTTTGTTCTGGTCTTCGACTACGCTCAGCGCATAGACGCGAGAGAATCTTGCGCCGCCCGCCATCTTGACCATCGTATTGAACTGGCGTGATACCTTGGCCTGAGACTTCGACATTGAAATCACCGCTTCTTCAAAGCCGCTAGGCGTCTTGATTAGCACGTAATGGACGTATGTGTCGACCACTTCAAGCTCGCCGTTGCGTACTTCGCCGCTGTTGACTTGCTTGACTACTTCTGCTTCTGCGTCTGCTTGCGATTCGAATGAACCGAAGAATCCGCCGCCAGATTTCTGGTCTTTCCACACGTTGTACTCCACGGCGAAGTGCACAGGGATGAACTGCATCGGGGTATCGTACAGGACGTTGCTTACTGTGTTGAACACCATGCCCACTTCCGCACCATCGATGTACTCAGGCTTGTTCTTTTTGCCCTGCGGCGACAAGTCTTGGATAATCTGCAGGCGAGGGATGATTAGGTCATTGGTGCTGACGTTTTCATTACCCATGTTATCATCGGCTTTCATCCAATCAGGGCGATTGTCTACTGCTACTTCGGTACTTTCTTTCTTAGTTACTTGAGTCGATTTAGTCATTTTCGTTTCTCTATGCTTTAGTTAATGTTACTAGGTCGAATGAGTGTAGGTTGAGGTAATCGGTTGGGACTTCATTACCCTCTTCCATCTGCTCTTTGACCCATGCTTTCAGAGTAGATGAGTTCAGCGTTTCTTGAATCATCTCCCCAAAACCGTTGATACGAAGCCATTCTTGCATGTCCATCTTGTGTTCGGCTTTCACCGACGCGCGGAATTGCGGCGCATTCGATAGACGACCAACGCCAGCCACCGTCACGGTTTGCATCCCCTCGGCCTCCATCTTGGCAGGTAGGATTTCCGTTTGGATTTCTTCAAGTGTGGCTTTTAGCTTTTTGGTCGCGGCTTCGCGTGATTTGATTTCAGCCTTAAGGTCGCGGACGGCCTCGGCTAACTCTTTGAATGAGGAATTCTTGGTCAAATTGTTCATTTGTCTCTCGCTATCTTAATTGTGGGCGGGAGGCCGAAGCCCCCCGCTGTCGCGGTATCAGGATTAATCCGCCGTAGCGGTCATAGCCCCCTGTGGACTATATACTTATTATAGCACGGGTCGGCCCGCCCGTCAAGCTACTATTGTGACTTCGCTCCTAGGTCATCTGTCAATGAGTCTTTAACGTAATCCGCAACATCGCCTTTACGGGCCAGTGCATGCACTATCATTTGGTCGGCTTTCACATTGGCGATGATGTCGGTGTACTTAACGCTGTTCTTTTGTCCCTTGCGATGGGCGCGGTCCTCGGATTGCATGCGGTTCTCATAGGAAAAGTCGTTGGAATAGTAGATTTCGTGGGTAGCTGCAGTCCATGTCTGACCCATTCCGCCCACGACCACATTGGCTACCATCACTGTTACGTCAGGGTCGTTCTGGAAATCTTCGGTAAAACGTGCTCGGTCGGAATCTGACACTTGCCCGTCAAACAGTCTAACCGCTTCTCTTCCCCGTGCCTTAGCAACTGCGTCCACGATGGCGTTTCGTTCCGCAGTGAATCGCGCCCAGATGATGGTTTTGACTCCAACTTCGGCGTCGAGTTCAAGTAGCGATACCAGAGCCGCAAGTTTCGGGTTCGTGCCCGCAATCGGCGTTGTTTCATAGTTGCCGTCCTCGTCTTCGTGCGGGAAATGTCCGCCTATAATCTGTTGGTATCGGGTCAATCGGTCCATCACCGTCTGCACCGTCAATTCAAGTTCGCCCTGTTGAGCTTTCATGTCCTGTTCTAGCTCGGCCATAGCGGCGCGCTGCTGCTTGGTCAGCTCCACTTCGACGGTCTGATAAATCTTAGGCGGCAGGTCAGGGAGCGCCTGTTCTTTAGTCACAGTATCGACGTACGGGGCGATTTTCTCCATCAATTCATCCTGTCGCTGGTAGCCGATGATTTTGCGTCCCTCGTACCCGCCCATAATGCAGTACATGTTGCGGAACAGGACATACGACCTGCAGCCCAAAATGTCAGGGTCGAGGAATTGCATCTGCGGCCACAAATCATGCAGGCCTTGCGTTACTGGCGTACCCGTCATCACATAGCGGTAATCGGCCATAGCGCCTAATTTGATGATGGTCTTAGTGCGCGCGGCCTGCGCGTTCTTCATCTTGGATGACTCGTCCACCACTGCGGCTAGTGCGCCTCGGTGCTTGCGGGCGAAGTCCATCATGATTTCCTTTGCCGTACCTTGGGATAGGGCCTCGATACCGACAACTAGTATTTGGAGCGCGTCGGTCTCTTTCTCGGTCCATCGCTGGGCCGCTTTGTTCCCGCCCGAGACGAGGATATGCGGGCTAAACTCCGCATCATTTGGCGCACACTTGTCGAGTTCCACTCCCCACACATTCTTGATTGCAGTAGGGCATATGACTATAGCGCCGCTGATTTTGCCCTTTCCGTGCAGGAAATAGAGCAGGTTGATTACAGTGAATGTTTTACCCGCGCCCATCGCATGGAAAAATCCAAATGCTGGGCCTGCTTTCACCGCGCGCGCCAGTGCAGTTCGCTGGTGGGGCATCGGCGGGAATCGATAAGGGAACGGACGTTTTTTGGCTGGGCCTACTGGCGCGCATTTCTGCTGGCACAGGCCCTCTTTACAATTAGGACATGGCATTGCTATCTCCTTTCTTCGGAGTCGGGAACAGCGGCTTTACGTTCGCTATTCGTTCTTCAATCGTGCCTAGGACCAATACGCCATCAGCTTCTTTGTGGCGGATTCGAGCACGGGCACTGTACACTTGTCTCGATGTCAAGCCCAATTCGCGGGCGATGTCGGCTATCGGCCTGTCTTGCATGATGACTTCTTTTTCGGCTTGGGTGTACGCCCTGTGCGGTACGATTTCTTCGCCCATCTTTTGGCGCAGTCTGTATCTGCGCCGCGACACTTCATCTGAAGTCATGTCTAGGATTTCGGCCACTTCGCGCGGCTTTCTATCGGACAGGATTAGTGCATCTTGCTCGGGAGTAAATCTGCTAGTGGATGACATTTTATCTCTCGCTTACGTTAAATATAAAAAAGGCCCGACTAGCGGGCCAAGGTTGGTAACACAGGAGTATACGCGTTACTCTTCTTCTGAGTCCGTTTCGTCTTCTTCCGCTTTTTTAGCTGCTTTCTTCTCAGCCGCGATGCGTTCTTTCTCAGCTTTAGCTGCCGCTTTTTCGTCGGCGATGCGTTGCTTTTCAGCGGCTTCCGCTTCTTCACGCTCGGCACGCAGTAATTGGAACGGTTCAGCTAATGTGCGGATGTATTCATCGCCTGAAATACCCACATCGCCGTCTTCTTTCGCCGCTTTTTCGTTGTTCTTGTCAATCTTAGTAACAACGCCACGTAAACGGTTGCCTAGGTTCATGCGTTGCATGCCGCCATTTAGGTGTTCGTACTTCGCTTCAAGCTCGGCCATCGGTAGGTCTAGTGCTTCGCTCGCCAGTTGGTATACTTCTTCAAGCGTCAGGCCTTCAAGCGCCGTTGCGATCGCGTCGCCCGAGTGTTTAGACACCGCGCCGCTCGCAGATTTAGCCGTCTGGTAGCTATCGCCCGCCTTGATTACTGTTTTGTCTTCTGTTTCTACTGCTAATGTTTCGTTAGTCATGTCAATATCCTAATGTCGTCGTTGGTGGTTGAATTATCATTATAACACGGTAGAGGGGGTCTGTCAACCCCCTATTTCGAATCCGCTAGTCTACATCGACGCTATATACTGCGACACATATTTCGCTTGGTGTTTGGCATCATCCAGTGCATTGTGCGCTATACCATCGAACGGCGTGGCCTTGTGGTATGGCAGGCCCAACATGCGGCCCAATTCTACCACAGTACGCACGTCGCGGACATTCCAGAACTTCCACGGGGCGCGCAGGCCTACTGCTGAGTATGCACTTTCGAGAATGGTGATGTCGAAAGTCGCGCCGTTGCCCCATACTTGGGCGTCGCTGTCACAAAACACACTAAATTGCTCTAAGACGCGAGATAAAGTACCACCTCCGCACCCGAAAATGGAACGCGCGGCGTCGCTTTGCTGCATCCACCATAGTACAGTGGATACGTCCATCTTGAGGCCTGCGGCAACAGAAGCCTCAAGACTGACGCGCTCGTGGAAACAGCGACCTATTTCGCCCGTCATCGGGTCAAATTCGCAAGCGCCGATGGCTACTATTGCCGCGTTGTGCGCGTTGCCCATAGTTTCTAAATCTATCATTATGTGGTTCATAGTTCTTTGCTCCATTGGGCGCGCTCCCATTGGCACGCTACGCCGTTTATGTCGGTAGCGACGATGATGTCAACGTTCGGCATGTCTTTAAACATCGACATTGCCACGTCGTGTGCTCGGTGCGACCAGCAGTACATTGAACGCTCAGCGCCTTTGCTGTCTTCCCAAATCATGCACCACAGGGCGTCGCTGTCTCGACGCACGTTATGTAGCTCGGTCAGCATGCACAGGATTATGACCATGATGCCCACAGTGAGCAGGAACACTGGCCACTTGTTCGGGTCGGTGGCGTACCAAACGGTAGAGGCCGCGATTACTGATATCGTCAGGGCTTTACCCCAACGCAGTGCTAGGATAGGAGACGCGCGGAAGCGCGCATCTCTTTTAGTTCTTTTCGCTTTCATTGCATGTTCTCGCTATGTAAACACGGCGCGCAAAACGTACGCCACTCATTAAAGGTTCGTCTGACTTCGCTAGTGATTCCACCATTTGGCGCGCGATTTCAGGGCTCAATTTTTGGGCGACCATTTGGTCCTCCACTTGGTCCAGCGTTACCCCATGGGCGAACACTCGGCCGTCTACTAGTAAATTAAAACGTGACATGGCTGTCTCCTACTGTTTGGTTATGCTATGAGTCTAGTTTCGACGGCGCATGGCGCGCCACTATTTTTTCTGGGCGGAAGACGGGGCAGCAGAGGCTAGCCGTCTGCGCATCGGCCCATGCTTCCCAGATAGCAAGGTCGGCCTCGTCTGACTCTTGACTTTTCGGAGCTATCCACTGGAATTCTTTAGCCTCCTGCTCGATTTTTTCGATTTCAGCTAGTGCCGATTCAGTGCCGATTTCGCGCAAGGTGGCGACAATCTTGTCTTTATCATACATGTTATTCAGGCCACTCCTAGCGTGCGTCGCCACGTCTTTTAGGTCGCCCAATAATTCCGTCAGGTCCAGCGCGAATACCGCTAACTTGTCACCGCGCATTATCATCAGTACTGGGCCGCCCAGCGTCCCTAGGCGCGTCAATGCTTCGTTTGCGCCTACGAATTCAATATGGCCGAACTCTTGGTCCTGTACGAGTGCTTGCACCAACGCTTGTTCGCCATCGGTGGTTTCGCCATTGTGGCCTGATTCCGCATAAACCACATGCTTAGGCAATTCCGCGTCCCCTAGTGGTTTTGACGCGTTTAGGCCTTGGGTGTTGATTAGTTCTCTTTTGATTGTTTTCATTTTGCTCTCGCTTTTCAATTGTGGGCCTATCGGCCCGTTAGTGTCTATGTACATTATAGCAGCCCGTGGGCTGCCTGTCAATCGCCTATTGTGACTTCACACCGCAATAGGCCTTGTACTGTTCGTGGGTCAGGTCGGTAAACCATTGCTTTAAATGTTCTACTAGCTCCCATCGCCATTCAAGGTACTGCACCGCGCCGTCGTGGTCCATAGCTTCATGGTCCATAAAACTATGGGCCGAATGTGCGTTGGGGCTGCGGTAGTCGTCGTAGGCAAGCACGGCCGAGTCTAGCGTACCGTGATTTTGCGCCTCGTCATGTTCCTCGGCCCATTTCACAAAACGCTCTTCGCCCCGCGGATGCGGGATTGGGTAGGATTCATTGCCGCTGAAACGCCCCCAATTCGCAAATGCGTGTTTTCTCATTGCGGCGAACAGCAGATTGGGCAGATGGTCCGCCAGCATATCGACGCTGCGGCAGATCCCCCACGGCGAGTAATCGATTCTTTCTTTGAAGTCGTCGGATTCGAACGTGGCCAATAAACATGCTCTCGCATTCTTAAACGCTGATTCATTTTGACATAAAATACTCATGTGTTTCTCCTATGTTTAGACCTAAATACGCGGCTGTTTAGGCCGCACGTCCGCTCTCGCTGAGCGCGCTGATATAGCCACTGATGACTAGCTGCCACGCTCCCGCACCGTCTAAACGGCGGTCGATTGCGATGGTGATAGTGTGGGCTGCGATGTGGTGCGCCAATTCGGCCATTAACATGCCCCTGCCGAAGCCCAGCTGCCTAGCCCAGCGGACTCGTACGTTGTCGGTCGCTAGTAGCGCTAGCTCACAAGCGCGGTTTTCCAGTGGGAGGCTGTAACTCGGGTCATCGGCCAATAGGCCATTGTCCCAATGCTCGATTGAGTCGGCTACTGCTTCGTAACGCTCGTTGGTGGTGATGTCTTTCATGTTTCTCTCGCTATCTAATTCAAATTCAAAAGAGTCTTAGCTAGACTAAAGCCTAGACTCAGGGGGCTAGCTCATCAGTGCGGGTAGCCCACGTCCCGCAGACGCCCAAAAAGTCTGGGCGTTTCGCTATGCTTCGTTCGCCTCGTAAATGCGGTAGAACGTGCCGTCCTCGATTTTAGAGGCCGCGATTGCGTCGTCGTCCTGCAGCCACTCACAGAACTGGTAAGCCTTTGAGCCGTCCTCGCCATCTTCGGGGATTTCTTCTTGGCCAATGCGGACCAATCTGCGCAGGCGATTACCAGCATTCATGCGGCGCATTCCGTCGTTCTTTAGGTGAGCGTATTTCGCCCATAGGCTGCCCGAGGCTAGCTCGCACCAATACTCGGCCAGTGCGAAGACGTCTTCGTAGGACATGCCCTCTAGCACTTGCGCCAATCGGTCGCCACAATTCAGAGATTTTTTGCCGCTGTGGGCCAGTGACGGCACGTACTTTTCGCGGTACTTCTTGAGCGTGTCGGACATCTGCTTCGACGCGTTTGCCTCGTCCTCGTCTTCCAGTAGCTCAAAATCCTTGCGACGGCGTTTCACCTCTTGGCCATCCGATGATGTCAGGGTATACCAGCCTTTTGCGTGTGCCGCCACGGTCCACAGGAAGCCATTGTGCTCGCACGGCAAGCCGATGATCGATTCAGGGTTGTTCTCGTTGGTTGTTGCTTCGTTGTTCATAGCTCTCGCTCCGTTGTTGAAAATTCAAGTATAGCACACTAAGACACCTGTGTCAAGTAGCTTATGTCCTAAACCTGCAGCTCTGGTGTGGGCACGAGGGTACGACCCATGGGTACGAGTGGAGGTGCCTCCAGAGCCCCCGTCCGACACGGCCCAGAGCCATGGGTACGAGGGGTACTTCTTTTCTTTTTTATTGGGGGATGGTGGAAGAGATACAGTCCCCTCGGGGGGGTATGTCCCGACGACCCCTCTCGAACCCGTTCCCCTCGTGCCCTCGTGCCCTCCGCGTCCGACGCGGCCTCTGGAGGTGTGCCCCTCGTACCCATGCCGTGCCCATGGCCTATTATGCGTGCCCTCTGGCCATCGAGTCACAATCCGAGCGCACATCTGGCACGCTCTGTGCATACTCGGTAGGCCGCCCATCAGCCCGCCACCTCCAGCTCTGCGATCAGCCATTGGGCCTGTGCGTCGTACCACTCGCAGGTGGCGAACACACGATCCCCGTGGTCTACCGCCTCAACTGCGCCGCTGGCCTCTTGGACGTCGGCGAAATGCTCGGCTAGGCAAAGGCCGTCCCAGTCGTCTTTCGCTACCTGCAGCAGCTGCCCGTGGATGGCGGCCATTGCGGCCTCCTTGCTCTGGTAGAGCTTGGCGAAAGGCGTAGCGTCGTGTGCGCCAAAGTCGGCATTGGTCTCGATTACGGTCCATAGTGCGGTCATGGCTATTCTCCTAGTCGCTCTGCTATCAGGCCCAGCGCCAGCATTGTGCGCTCTGCCGCCTTGCGCTCCTCTTCGCTCAGCTCGCATTCACAAGCCGCGTCGTGCTCTGCTTCTATCGCGTTGTTTAGCGCTTCTCGTAGCAGCTCTGCTTCTCTCGTCGTTAGTGTCAGTGTGTTCATGGTGCGTCTCCTGTGTCGCTCAATAGGGCTGGATTGCCCCGATACCTAAAGTCTAGCACCCCGAGCCCAGCCTTGCAAATAAGCCTCGTGAATGTCGAAAATAAGCGGCGTGAATGGCGGTTTGGCACGAGGATTGCTACGCGCTAACGCGCACCGTGACACGGGACGCGAAACACGCGCGATTGCGAACGCACGGGAGCGTCTCCGCGGGCATCCGAGCGCGACCACGTACATGCGCCCCCATCCGCCCGTCCGAGGGCGAGGGCGGGCACGCCCGTTCGCACGAGCACGCATCCGAGTACGCGCGCACATCCGCGCCCACACGCCCACACGTGAGCGGGCATCCGAGCGCCGCGCAACGCGAGCGCAGGGGGGTATGCTTGAGCGCACATAGGGGTAGGGGGGTGCATGGCCGAGCGAGCGAGGGACCCGTGGTTTATTTCCACCGCGTTCCGGACCCTCCGACCATCGGGGATTTCACATATATTGACAGCCATCACCCCTGTTCCTCTTTTTACGTACACGCGCGGGGGTTTAGCTCTGATTCATCCATGGGTTGACACGCGCGCACGGCTGTGCTATACTTTGGGTTAGGGGGTGACGTATGAAACCATGGGACAGAAAAATCGGTCCAGTAACACGGGCCTCTCTCAAATCAGACGAAGATTTGGACGTTCGAATTTTCGAACTCAATCAACGACTTATAGACGCGGCTTATGAACGAATTGACATCGAAAATAGACGAACAGGTGCTAGACTCCAACAAGCAAGTGGAGTCCCTGCGTAAAGACAAATGGGCCAGCTTAGACCCTAAACGCAAAAAGTTCGTCTATTCGTATATCGAGACTTACGACCACTGTGCGGCGGCTAAGGCTGCGGGCTTCTCTCGCTCCCAAGGCCTTAGTTTGCTGCGCGACCCATTGGTGGCCGCTTTCCTAAACGACGTCCAAGAAGTAATGGGCGAACGTTCAATAATCACCAGAGATTTCATCAACGTGCAGTGGATGAAAATCCTGCCTAAGTTAATGGGCGAAGAAGAAGTGATGCTGGGCGTAGACAAAGACGGCATTCAAGTGGAGGGCTATAAATTCCATGCTGGCGAAGCCACCCGAGCCCTGACCGAATTATCTAAATCAACCAACTTCTACGCTGGTGGTACTGGCAACGCGAACGTAAACATCAATATCAACTTAGACGCTTTAGGCATCGACGAAGCGGTGACAATTGAGGGAGAGGCTAAAGATGTTAGCTAAACTAGGCACTGTTTTGTTAGGCATGTTCAGTAGCAGCAAGGCAAGCGACACTGCGATGAAAATCGTAGAAAAAGTAGCAGGCGTTGACGGTGTTACGGCCAAAGAAAAACTCGATTGGGTGTTGGATTACATCAAGAACACTAAACACCAATCCACCGTACGTAGAGTCATAGCCCTTGCAGTGGTCGGCGGCCTGATGTTCTACGGCGCGCTATACTCTTTCACTGCCATATTCGAGTCCTTTTACGTGTTCTGGGCCACAAACGGCGAAACCCTTGCGGAAGTAGCCGCTTCTCAGAACCTAGCCGAAATCAAAGTTAAGCCATTGGTCAGTCTGCAGAACGATTTATTGGCCATGGTAAAAGAACAAAAAGAACCGATGATGATTGTCCTCGGCTTCTACTTCTTCACCCAGATGCTAACGGGAGCGCGCAAATGAGCAACGAGCTGTCGCTCCCTAACAATTGGGCCGCGCGCCCATATCAACAGGACCTGTTTCGTTACATGTTCATGGGCGGACTGGACCGCAAACGCGCAGCGTGCGTGTGGCATCGACGTGCGGGTAAAGACAGCTGCTGCCTAAACTTAGGGGCGGTAGCTAGCCAAATGCGCGTGGGCACGATATGGCACATGCTGCCTACACTGAAACAGGGGCGCAAGGTTATCTGGGACGGTATCGACAAGTTCGGCCGCCGCATGATTGACCAAGCATTCCCGCCAGAAATAAGGGCGAGTAAAAATGACTCAGAAATGCAAATCAAGCTTAAGAACGGCTCTATCTGGCAAGTGGTCGGAAGTGATAACTATGATGCCTTGGTTGGTGCTAACCCTGTCGGTGTTATTATGTCTGAGTACTCCATTGCTGACCCTATGGCATGGGACTACATCCGCCCAATTTTGGCCGAAAATGGCGGTTGGGCTATGTTTATTTATACTCCACGTGGGAATAACCATGGCTATAAGCTATTCGACGCTGCCCAAAAAAGTGAAGATTGGTTTGCTTCTCTGCTTACTGTCGACGATACTTTTGATGAACGCGGCCGCCACATAGTAGCGCCAGACGTAATCGACGCGGAGCGAACGGCTGGCTATTCAGAAGAGAAAATCCAGCAGGAATTCTATTGCTCTTGGGACGGCGGTATGGAGGGTGCGTTCTACACGAACGAGCTCAAACTAGCTAACCAAGAGGGCCGTATTGGCCATTTCCCTCACGACCCGATGAAGCCGTGCCAAACATTCTGGGACATCGGCTACCGAGACCAAACCAGTATCCTAATCACCCAACGCGGAGAAGACGGAAACCCGATCGTAATCGACCATATAGTAGACCGCAACAAACCATTGGACTTTTACGTCCGTGCGCTTAAAGAAACAGGCTACATATTCGACGAACATTGGGGTCCGCATGATTTCGAAAACACGGATTGGGTGACGGGCAAAACGAGACGCGAAATAGCCGAGAATTTAGGCCTCAAGGTCGAGATTATCGACAAGCTGAGTGTCGAAGACGGCATCGAAGCGACCAGAGCGATGCTTCGTAAATGCCGCATCAACGAAGCTAAATGCGACAAATTACTAGACGGCTTGCGTTCGTATAGACGCGAGTACGACGATAAAATGCAGAGATTCCGCGATAAGCCGTTGCACGATTGGGCATCGGACATTGCGGATTCGATGAGATACTTGTCTGTAGGGTGGCGGGTTGACCGTTACTCGTCAGGCGGAGCAAAAATTGACGTTGCGCGTAGATATAAAGTCAAGCGCGCAGTAGGAGGAAGACGTGGACGCTAAAGAAATCGCGAGGCGATACCGAAAACTGGCCAGTGAGCGCAACAACATCGAAAGTACGTGGGAGCTAATTGAACGCTTCTTTGCGCCATACCGTGGCGAGTTCTTCGACGAAAACACGGGCGAAGATAGCGTTGATTGGAAAACACGTGAGCTATACGACTCGACGGCCATCAAAGCTAGTAACACCTTAGCTTCATCGCTACATGGTTCGCTAACCTCGCCAGCATACAAATGGTTCTCACTACGTTTCCGCAACGATAATCTAAACTCGGACAAAGAGGCCAAAGCGTGGCTTGAGGACACCGAAAACCGTATCTTCACCGCACTGCAGCAGTCTAATTTCAACTTAGAGGCCAACGAGTGCTATTTGGATTTGGTCCATTTCGGGACTTCGATCATTGTCGAGGAAATCGACGATGGTGAGATTGTGTTCAAGGCAATCCCAGTCAAAGAAGCGTACTTCGAGATGGACTCGCGAGGCGGCATTTGCAACCTATATCGCCGATTCCGTTATACACCAATCCAAATCGTTGAGAAGTTCGGCAAAGATAACGTCCCCGAGGACATCGTTGAAAAAGCCGAGAAGCCTAACGATGCCGAGCGAATTGAAGTCATCTACGCCATCACCAAGCGTGACTTAGGTGCGAAATACGAATATGACGGCCCTGTCGCTGCGGAAAATCGCCCGTACGAAGCGAAGTACATCTTATTGCAGCGCGCAGAAGACATCGGCGACCCGCAGGGCTACTATGAAATGCCAGCATTCGTGCCGCGTTGGCGCTCGACGAGCGAATCAAAGTTCGGCAATAGTCCGTCGATGATTGCACTCCCAGATGTACTGACGCTAAACGAGCTATATGAAATGTTCATTCGCGCGCTTGAAAAAGTAGTCGACCCAGCGACGTTGACCACAGAGCGTGGCCTATTGAGTGACCTAGACTTAAGTGCGGGCGGCTTAACGGTAGTCCGTGACGTCAACGATTTAGTGCCGTTCGAGTCAAGAGCACGGTTCGACGTGACGCAAATGAGCATCGCGGACTTGCGCGAGTCAATCCGCTCTGCGTTCTTCGTTGACCAGTTGGAACTCAAAAACAGCCCAGCAATGACAGCGACCGAGGTATCGGTACGTTACGAATTGATGCAACGTTTGCTCGGTCCGACACTTGGCCGACTAGAGAACGACTTCTTAAGTCCGTTGATTGAACGTACGTTTAATATCTTGTTCCGCGACGACAAGTTGATGCCACTACCTGAGAAGTTAGCGGATAGCGGCGAGGGCTGGGACATTCGCTATACAGGGCCATTAGCGCGTTCGCAGCGTGTGGACCAAGCGGCCGCAGTAGAGCGCTGGTTAGGCACAGTAGGTGCGTTAGCTGAGATTAAACCAGAAGCGTTAGACATCATCGACGAAGATGAAATCGCGCGCGACATGGCTGATACGCTTAACGTCCCTGCTAAGTACACCAAGTCTAAAGAACAAATCGAAGCCGTGCGTCGAGCGCGCGCGCAGCAGCAGGCACAGATGCAGGCGGCACAACTAGCCCAAGAACAAGGCAAAGCAGCGCAGGCAGTAGGCAAAGGCGAGCAGGCAATGGGAGGCGGCGATGCGTAACCAGTCTAAAGTCGAAGAAGCGAAACGGGACTTGTTGGCCAAAGCGGCCAAATTCCATGACTTATTCAACACACCGAACGGCAAAGAAATCCTAGCTGCATTAGAGCATGAATTCGAGCCGACGGCAATTTTTAGCGATAATCCACATCGGACCTCGTACAACGCGGGGCGGCGGGACGTGGTACAGTACATTAAAGAAATGATGAGGGTACATGATGAACACACGAACACTACTATTTAGACGATTAATGGACCAAGCAGGTGGCGAAGAGCAAACGGGCGGTGGCGGCGGTGAAGTGTCAACACCGTCGTTTCTCGATACTTTCGAACCAGAAGTCCGCACTTCGCTTGAAAAGGCAGGGATTTCGGACGCTGCGGGCTTAGCCAAGCAGTGGGCCGACGCCCAATCATATATTGGCTCTTCAATCCGTGTGCCGAGCCAAGAGGCGGGTGAAGAAGACCGCAAGGCGTTCTACGAAAAAATCCAAAAGCACGCGCCTGATTTGATTCCGCGCCCCGATGCGGATGACCAAGCAGCGATGGACGCACTTTGGTCGCAGTTGGGCCGACCAGCCGACGCGGCTGAGTACCAATTGCCTGAGGGCCTCAACGCGGAACAAGTAGGTGATTTGACCAAATACGCCCACGAAGCTGGTCTGACCAATACTCAGTTCAAGTCCCTAGTCAGCAAGATGGCGGAGCAAGAAACTGTGGCACAGGAGCAGGCCAAACAAGCCCACGAGCAGAGCATTGCCGCTTTGCGCCAAGAGTGGGGGCAGGCGTTCGAGCAGAACATCCAAACAGTCGCACGTTTAGCAGAACAGACAGGCGCTCCTGAGGCCATTGTCGCAGCCGCCAAAGAGGGCGCGCTAGACGCGGACGTGGCTAAATGGATGCACTCTATGGTCCAACGTCTCGGCAATGAAGGCAATGAAATGGTGGCGAGCCAAGGCGATTCACGCGCCATGACTCCTGATGAAGCGCGCCAAATGGTGGACGAGATTTACGCTAACCGCGAACACCCGTTCTTCAATCCGAGCCATCCGAGCCATGAAGCAGCTAAGAAGAAAGTCGTGCAGTTAATGGCGTATTCAAATGGCCGAAAGCCGCCGCAGTAACACGCGGGTATTGACACGAACGTCCGAGTGTGCTATACTTTTTTTGTGGGTAGCCGCTCGGTCCACGATTCTAGATTCGGGTAGCCAAATGGTCCGATGAAACAACAATCTAACTTAACTAGGAAATTCTCATGGCTATTACAATTGACCAAGCCTATATCGAGACGTTCGAGCGAAATGTGCGCCACCTTGCGCAGCAATCAGTTGCTCGCCTACGTCCATACGTAACCGAAATCTCAACTCAATCAGCTGCCCACAACTGGGAACGCTTAGGCGCATCAGATGCAGTGGAAAAAACGTCTGCGCGTACAGCAACACCAGAAGCTGACACCCCGTGGTCACGCCGCGTATCGCAGGCTAGCACGTTCCACAACGGCGATACTGTTGAGCCTGAAGACCTCGTGCAAATGTTGGTAGACCCTAATTCAAACTACGCTCAAAACTTAGCGATGTCTATGCGTCGTAAACAAGACGATATCATCATCGCTGCAGCTACTGGTACTGCGCTTAATGGCGACGGTACTACTTCTACTCTTCCTGCTTCGCAAGTCGTAGGCGACGGTACGGGCGTAATCTCGATTGATACGGTTCTTGAGACTCAAGAAAAGTACTACTCAAACGATATCCACATGGACGAGCGTCCTATCATGGTTATCGGTCCGACTCAGCAGCGCAAGCTAATGCAGTTGATGGAAGTTACATCGGGTGATTACCAAAATTCGAAAGCTCTAGCAACGGGCGTACTGCCTAACTGGATGGGCTTCGATTGGGTCGTGTCTACTCGACTACAAGCACCATCTGCAGGCCAGATTGATTGTTTATCGTTCACTCGCCGAGGTATCGGCATGCAGATGAACCGTGACATCACTGCCAAAGCTGGTGAAGACCCAACTAAGTCATTCTTAATGCGTCTGTACACGATGATGACTCTTGGCGCAGTACGCGTTGAAGATGAACACGTAGTACGTATCCACTTGAAAGACGCGATCGCGTAATATTAACGGGGGCATTAGCCCCCACAATTTTGTGAGGCGGCCATGAAATTCGCACCGAACCCATCAGACAGAAATGAAATCAAGCGCATGACTCTTGCTGGCCATAGTCCAGAAGAAATCTCGCGCGCGCTACTAATCCAGAAAGAATCCGTAGAATCGTGGGCTAAGCACTTCCTAGACGAAGATAAAGCAGACAAAGCCAACGCAGCCAAGCAGGCAAAAGCTGCAGAAGCAGCAGCAGCAGCGGCAAAAGCTGAGGCCGAAGCTAAACTACGTGCTGAAATCCGTGCGGAAATTGAAGCCGAAATGAAAGCTTCTCCAGCTAAAACAACCGCAGCGCCAAAGGTCAATAAGTAGGTGATACATGGCTAGTGTAGTAGACATATGCAACATCGCTCTTTCCCACGTAGGCGGCGGGCGTATAGTGAGTCTAAACGACTCGACAGAAGAGGCGGCACAATGTTCGCTGCACTACCAATTCGCCCGCGACAAAGTTTTGGGGGAGCGCGAATGGACCTTTGCAGTTACCCGCCGCGAACTTGCTCAGGTTTCTCGCTCCCCTAATTTTGGCTACCCAGCCCAATTCCAAGTGCCGTCCGATGCGATTCGGGTATTGAATTGCTACGATGGTCCTGATTACACCGCACTTGACATCAATGGCCTCGACTGGCATAAAGAGGGCGAAACTATCGTAGCCGACTCCGAGCAGTTGTGGTGTCGTTATTTGGCGCGTGTTGAAGACCCGAACAAGTTCACTGCGGGCTTTATTGAGGCAGTGGCCACATACCTCGCACATAAGATTTGTGTCCCCTTAACTCAGAACCGCGGCATGTCCAATGACCTGCTGAGCCTGTACGAGATGGAATTAGCCAAAGCGGCTACTACCGATGGCATGCAAGGCCGAAGCAGCACGATTCGGAAAAGCAGGCTAATCACTGCTAGGAGACGGTAATGGATGCCTTGAATGACCGCAAGCAAAAATACATCAACTCCCAATTAGGCATAGCGGGCTCTGAGCCTGATATGGAATTACAGTGGCTACACAAGCGCGGCGCGACCTCTCCTTGCTTACACGACGCTTGGCATGAGTACCTAGACCTAGAATTGATACCGCAAGGTTCGTTAGTCGATCGCAAAAACGCTTTGTTGAGGAAATTGGGTCTCACGGGCGCGCGCATGACAATGGGATATGAATTCCTCAGACTAGGCGACCCCCGAGTAGGTAACACCGATTTCTTGGCCGCTGATTTTCTAGCTTCCGATTTCGTGACAACTGGGCTGCCCTCGTTGCAGCCTACTGATTTTTCCGCGGCTGATTTTTTACTCAATGACTGGAGAACAGCATGACAGTACGTACAAAAGCAGATTGGATAGCCAACCTTGCCACCACTTTTGACGACGGCGGTCAAGCAACGGCTGCCGAATTCAGGCAGGTGATGAACGACTTGACGGATAGTATTGACTCTTGGGTATCGGACGCGCGCGGGCTTAAGATTGCGAAAGGCACTGTCACGGCGGCTGACCCCGCAGCAGACTTTGTTATCACCACGGGGCTGTCGTCTTCCGATACCATCCATGCCGTGTCTATCGGCGCTGAGTATAGCACCGACAACGATGCCGAGTTTATGCCCCCCAATTTCACTGACTCTAATAATTTCCATTTCCAGTACTACGTCAACGGCAGCGGCAACATCCAAGTGCGCATCGTAGACGCTTCTAATCTGAATGGCCGCACGTTCAAGTGGGCGATTTGGTATGCCTAAGATATTACCGATTCAGAACGATTTTACTGCGGGGATACTCTCCCCGCGTTTGCATTCTCGGTCCGATGTGGCCGAGTACAAATCTGGCGTCGCCGATGCCGTGAACTTCGTAGCCCTGCGCCACGGCCCCATGGAAATCCGTGGTGGATTCCGCCATGTTCAATCGTTCGGCAGCCAATCAGCAGGCAAACTATTCTCGTTCCAATTGTCGCCCGATTCCGACTTAGGCGAGGGATTCCCCGTGGTCATTGACGGTGCTGACCTGACCGTATTCGGTACGACTAGCGCCGCTCAGGGCCAGAATGTTGTTTCTAATCCGTCGTTCGATTCTGGCAGTGCGGGATGGAGCATCGTTGGCGCAGCGGGCAACGTTAGTTTTAACGGGGATTCGGCCAGAATTACGGCTGACGAAACCGTCGACACGGGAGTGTCTCAGCAATTAACCGTGGAACAGAACACCGATCACCTCATTCAAGTCGTCAGTCCTAGACCCTCCGATTTCAATATCTCGCCGAATGTCTTGATTTCCGTCGGCACGACTCAGGGCGCTAGCGACATACTTGCTCCGACATCTTCGCTTTCCGTGGCGTTCGATTCTGGCACTAATTCAACGGTGTGGGTCAATGTCTTACTAGAAGCGGGGGATTACGAAGAGATTGTTGATGATGAAACGGGGCAGCCGCTGTTCACAGTAACCGACACCCGAGACATCGAGCAAGTTACCGTTCGCTTTGATTCGCTGTCGTCGGAGCAGGTCCAATTTACCCACCCGTGGTCCGTTTCTGCGGTCAAATCGCTATCCGCAGTGATGTCACCGAGTGGTAATGTCATGTACATACTTAGTGGTGACATTGCGCCGCAGAAGCTGGAGTACGACGTCGGTACTGCTAGTTGGGATTTCGGCCCAGTGGCGTTCACTGCCGCACCCGCTGAATGGGTTGATGGCAGCTGGCCCACGGCATTAACATTTTTCCAAGACCGTAGTTGGTGGGGTGGCGCAGCAGGGACGCCCGCCGCTTTTGTTGCCTCCAAGACGGGTTCTTACGAGGACTTGACCACAGGCGCTAACGCAGACGATGCCCTCTCATTCATATTGTCCCGTCGAGGCCGAATCCAATGGATGGAGGGGCTACGCAATTTGATCATCGGCACTACCAATGGTGAGTATATCGTTACTGCCAGCGGCGGCGTGATAACACCCAGTGACATCTTGGTTGAGCAACAGTCGGCCAATGGCGGCGCGCGCGTTTCGAGCGAACCAATAGGTAATATGGTGCTATATTCATCTATCGACGGTCGCAAATTGCGTTCCACGAGCTATCGCTGGAACGAGCAGTCTTGGGTTTCAAGAGATTTGACTTTCTCGGCCGAACATCTGACGGAACAGGATCGAATCGTTGAGATATCATATGCCAAAGACCCTGAATCAATCATCTGGTGCACCACATCTGACGGCGCTGTGTTGGGTTGTACTTTCGAGCCATACAGTGAATTATTGGGCTGGCATCGTCACATCACCGACGGCACGGTACTTAGTACCGCCGTCCTTGAGACCAGTGAGGGCAGCAAATTGTACCTACTGGTCCGAAGAAACAACACAGTGCGTCTTGAAATCCTAGACGACTCCGCAGTTTCCGATGCATCCTCTACCATCCTGCACCCATCGCCTAGTACTGCAATTACCGACCTTTCGCACCTAGCTGGCCGCACTGTTTCGGTAGTTGTCGACGGTGCTGTCCATCCTGACTTAATACTTGACGAAAATGGGTCTGGTGTGGTACAATGGGAGGGTACAGAGATTCAGGTGGGACTGCCTATTGAGGCAACGCTAGTTACACTAGCTCCCGACTACGGTTCAATGAGAGGCTCAGCCATGGGGCATACAAAACGTTGGAACAAGATAACGCTGAGATTGTTCTCTAGTTTGTCTCCACTTATCAACGGCCTAGCCGCACCAGAGCGCAGTACTGAAACGCCTATGGATGCACCTGAGCCGTATAGAGATTTTGACGTCACGGTCCGCAACGTGGGCTGGGGCGACGGTAAGATTACGATTACCCAAACACTGCCGATTAAGACTCGAATTTCGGGCATATTCGGCGAATTAAATCAGGAGAATGTGTAATGGCACTAGGTCTAGCATTAGGGGCACTTGCCGCTGGCAGTGGCGCTATTGGCTTGTTTTCTGGTTTGAAGGCTGCCAGCAGCGCTAGAAAAATCGGCAGGCTAAACGTCAGCCTAATCAACGAAGAGACGGACGAAGACTTGCGCAGATTCGGCCGCGAGACCGAAGCGACCCTCGATATGGCGCGCGCGGCACGGGGCGCAAGCGGAGTGTCAGCCCAATCGGGCTCGTTCCAAACATTTATGGCCGAGCAGCAGGCAGAGGCCAACAAGCAAATGGCTTTCATCAGACGCGCAGCCGAAACACGTAAAGATTTAGCTAGAGAGGGCGCTAGTTCGGCCTCCCGCACTGCCACTATCGGCGGCATCCAAAGTTTCATCGGCGGCGCTCAGAGTGCGGCTAAATCGATATTTGGAGGCACGTAATGCCCCAATTACCTAGAATAGGAAGAGGGTCGGTCCAAAGACTGGCCCTGCAAGACCCGAACGCTCCAGTGCGCGAGGCGCAACAGATAACCGCGCTTGCCAATCAAGCCATCGGCGGCGTCACTGAAATAATGGGCGAACTCCAGAGAGAGAGAACCCGACAGCAAGAACGCGAAGCGGGCCTGCAGATGAACCGCGCAATGGTTCGATTCGAAGAGCAATACGGCGGCCGAGATTCTTACTCGGCCGAAGAGTTACCCCAGAGCATCGATATTCGCCGCACCGAACGCGTAACGGGTGACGACGGCCAAATGATGGACGTTGAGCGCGCTGAAATCCCATCATATGAAGTAGCGCCAGAATTGTATCGCAGATTCGCCAGTAATTTTGCTGAGTCTGCGGCTTCAGGCATTGACGACCCTGAAGCCAAGAAAGCTTTCCTGCAGAACGCGGAAATGCAAATCAACCAATCTTACGTCTCTAGGCTGAAGCAGTCGCGCGCAGAGCAAGAACGCTACGTAGCCAAACAGTTGCAAGCCGAAATCCAAACGGCAGCGGACAATGGCCAATTCGGCGTTGGTATTGAATTAGCGCGCGAAATCGACGACCCTGAACTTAGACAAAGAACGATTAGCGGCCTGCAGACTGCGCAAGAGAACACTTATTACGATGGTCTTATCCTAGAGGGTTCTAATGACCCAACTATGATAGACGAGATGCAAGAGGCAGTCAAGACCCTCCGCGATACTGATGCCCAATCTAACCTGTCTAACACTCAGCGTTTAGCCAAAGCGACGTCTCTCGAATCCGCTATTCGACAGGCTAACACAGCCGCGCTAGAAGAAGAAGAGCGCGCTAAACAGTTAGCTGTTTCGATGACTTGGACAGAGATTAACGCAGGCAATCCGACTATCGACGGCTCTCATGTCCAAGATATGTTCGACCGCAAGCTCATCGACGGCAACGAACGTACCCGCATGATGACCGCAATCAACAGAGCGCAGGCGGACCGTGAAAAGCAGACGGCCACAATGGTCGATTTGGACCGCATTGCCAAACAGGGCTATGGCATCGACCCTAAGGACAAAGACGCGCGAAAAGCAGTGGACGCACGATTTGAAGAATACGCGCGCACAATGCCGCCATTCGACGCGGCTAAGCAAATCATGACCGAATTTCAAGTCGTGCCGAAGCCGATTGCCAGCATGTTCCGCTCGGCCAACAGGGCCGACGCACCGAACCTGCAGGAAGCGGCTGAGCTATTTATCGTGGCGCAAGAGACAGCGCCGCGCGCACTGGCAGATTTCAAAGAGGGCGATGTTGATTTCGTAGAGAAAGTAGCAGCTAACCTCCAATTGGGTATGGATTTGCCATCGGCAGTCGAGACGGTTGTTAATTACGACGCCCTATCGCCGACCCAGCGTACGGCACTGCGTCAACAATCAACTGAAATATCTACTGCGAACGTTGATTCATTGGCTGATATGGTGTCCGACCAGCCAAGCTACGACATTCCTTGGTCAGTGTTTACGCCAGAAGTGCCAGCGTTCATGCAATCTGAATTCGATGCTCTAGTGCAAAAGAACATGCCGACCAATGGCTTCAACGTCGAAGCGTCGAGACGCACGGCATTCAACACTTTGTCGCGCAAATGGTCTTTAACCGACATCAACGGCGATTATGAACTGATGAAAAATCCGCCTGTTGGTCCGACCAAACAGGTGCGCAGTAGTATCCGCACGACGTACGCCGAGCCATTGAAGCAATTCTCGGAGCACTACGGCCGAGAATTTACTGCCAGCGACGTGGTAATTCGTTCTGACTCGTTAACTGAAATCCAATTGCGCCGAGGCCAGAAGCCGACATACATGGCCTACGTTGTGACCGACGAAGAAACCCAGACCATTGAACGTCTGGGCCGATTCGAGTGGGATGCCGAGTCTGCAGCTAATCAACGCAGGGACAAAATCTTAAAAGAAGCTCAAACGGCCCGTGAATCGGCACTTGAGCAGAGAGCAAGAATCGCCCGAGGCGAAATAGGCGGGAGCACATTCTAATGGCTGATATCAACGAAATAGCTGATGACCTTAAAAACCGCGGATATACGCGCAGGATGATTGAGGACGAAGCAGCCGAGTTGCCAATCAACCAAGACCAACTGAACAAGTTGTTGGACCGATTCGGGTCTGACGAGCCATCTGTGACGGCTTCTCCCGTCGCCCCGACGGCCCTCGCTCCCGAGAGTGCGGCCGATGTACCGACCCCCGCGCCAGAGCCCGCCCCCGCACCAGAGAAGTCCTACCTCGAACGCGAGAGCGACTATATCCAGACCCAGTACCAGACTATGGCGGATATGAAGCTACGTGATGACAAAGCACGCCGATTTGCGCAGTCGTCGAACGCTAGTTCATCCGCGATATGGGGTGCGGCTTTTGTTACCGAAAACACGGCAGGCTCGATAATGACCCAATTGGGCCGCGATCAATTCCCAGCCGTTGAGGGCTACAACCCATTTGACAAGCGCGAGGATGGCACTACTGATATCGACGGATATGAGCAATTCTACCAAGCATTTGCAGCTAGCCGCAGTCCAGAAGAAACAGCGCTGTTGAAGTCTCGAATAGATGACGAAATGGCGAATCGCCAAATTCTGGCACAAGGCGGATTTGAGGGCTTCATCGCTTCAATGGCTGCGGGCGTGACCGACCCAATCAATCTAGCTGCCATGATGTTCCCTGTTGCCAAGGGCGGCCAAGTGGCCGATTTTGTGTACACGGGCATTGCAGCTAATTCAGCGGCCGAGACGCTGTTGCACTCCACCCAAATCACCAGAACTGCTGGTGAGTCTGCTGCCAACATCATCGGCGGCGCAGTGTTAGATGGCGTATTAGGCGGCATTGCTCAGAGCCTGACCAAACCACAGCGCGAAGCATTGGCTGAGGAAGTAATGGGCGGCCACAGACCAGCAGGCGCGGCCGCAGTGACCGAACCCACGGGTGCTGAAATAAGCAAAACCAATCCATTGAGTCGCTTAGCGGCTACTATGTCTAAGGTTACGCCTCTGGGCCGCACACTTCAATCAGCAAACACTAAAGTACGCCAAACTGTACAAAAGTTGGCTGAGTCAGGCATCAGGCTGCAAGGCGACGCCGCCCCGACATCGGTGGAATCGCTAGTCAAATTGGACTACGCCAAGGCAGCTGAGACTACCATCAACGTCCGCGACCTGCAGAACAAGTTCATCAAATCGCATGGCCTAAGTGAAATTACGTTCAACACTGAACTCGTGAACGCCATGCGCCGAGGCGATAGGTCGCAATTCCCAGAAGTGGAACAAGCAGCGGCATTACTCCGCCGTGATATGGACAAACTATGGGAAAATGCGGCGGCGGCGCGCGTAGAGGGAACATTTAGAGAGGTCGACGGTGTTCCCGAGCCCATTCGCTCGACCACTAGTGAATCGTACATGACACGTCGATACGACCTAAATGTGGTCCGAAACGACCCCGAGGGATTCAAGCGCGCGTGGATTAATGGCCTTAACGACCAACGATTCCGCAATGGCGAAAACCCAATCGACCCGACCGATGCCTATGAAATCGCGAGCGACATCTACGAGAAAATCATCAATTTTAGAAACGGCGATTTGCACTACAACATCGGCCCGTCAGGCGCAGCCGAGACTAAACAGCGTGTGGACGTCAAGGATTCATTCTTGGAAGACTATCTAGTCAAAGATTGGGAAGCGTTGTTCGAGGGATATACCAAGTCACTTTCGCCGCGCGTCCGCATGCAAGAGCAGTTCGGCGATTTTAGAATGAAAGAACAGTTGGATGCCATTCAAGATGAGTACTCACTAGCGATTTCCAATTTAGACCGCCGCATCGAGCAGGCCGAGGGCTCTGAACGCAACAAGCTGGTCAGAGAGAAAGGCAAGCTGACCGACAAGATGCAATCGGAAATCAGGGACTTGGAAATCATGCGTGACCGAATCCTAAACGTTCCGCAAGAACCGAGCCTAGTAAATCCCGAGAATCGTGGCATCCTGTCTGCATTGCGCGCCGCCCGTTCGTGGAACATTGTTACTAGCTTGTCTAACATGCTCATTTCATCCATCCCAGACATGGCACGCATCATAACGTACAACGGCGCAGGTAAATTCGCAAAGGCATTCACCCGTTCAGCGTTGAGCCGCGAAATCCGCCGTTCCAATCTGCCTAGAAACCAATTAGCTAAAATGGCATCGGCCATGGAACGCGCGTCGGCTTATCGCCTGTCGAACTTGACTGAGGTCGAAGACGGCGTGGTCTACACGCGCGGCGATAAATACGCCCACAAAGCAGCGGATATGGTCCTTACGGCCAGCGGTTCTAAGCATTGGAACTCAGTCACCAAAACCATCGTAGGCCACTTGTTCAGCGATAGGGTTGCGCGCGCATTGCGCGGTACGAACGCCGAAGATACTGCGAAGTTGAAGCAAATCGGCCTAGATGGTGATTTGCTGACTAGAGCAAGAAGCCAAGCTCGCCGCCATGCTTTCGATGATGATGGCCTATATAACCTGAATATCGAGCAGTGGACGGACCGAGAATTAGTGGAAACCATCGAAGCCGCAGCGGTACGTGAAGCCGATTTACTGGTAATCACGCCGAG